ACGAAAAGCACCACCCCAGTTCTCCTCGTGACGTGTAAGGTGACCGCCCAACCCCAACTTTTTACGGGCACGACGCGCCTTCGCATCCCCTTTAGTCCGATTTCTACGACCGCGAGCGGCAGGGTCGGCACACCCTCTAACTCTGCGTACCTGATTGCGGTCGGGTCGTCCCAGAGTGCCAAACAGCGGGCAGTTGTCCAAGGAACATTTGTCCCTGTTGCCCTGACATTCCCCTTTGCGTTCATCGGTCACTTCATTTCCTCAATCATGAAGATGACCTTGTTCGCATCACCCTTTGTCATCTGTTCCAACTTGTTGAGATGAGGGTTGTTGAGCAAGTCCTTCACCTTCTCAATCTTGTCGGTGTACGAAGCGACACCTTTACCTGAAAGCATTGCTCGAATCTTTCCGATTTGTGCTTTGCTTGCTGGCGCATCAGGGTCTTTGATTTGTGGGGTGTCCGCAATCTGTTCCGATGATGGGAACGCGTCACGGATTTGAGCAATCAAAGTCTCAGCATCGGCAACATCCTTGGCGGTTGGGGCCTGCTTCAACTGGTTGAACTTGTCCCGCAACTTCGGCATGTCTGCATCCGTCAACGTTGCAAGGTTGACACCTGCTTCGTCTGCTACCGCCTGAGGGTTGAGTCCTTGCTTGGCGCACGCTTCGGAGAAACGTGCAAGCATGTCACCCGTCGGCTTCGGTTCCGGTTTCGGTGCCTCCTGTCTTACGACCTTTGCCATTTCCTCACGTGAAGGACGTTGACCTTTCGGTGCATAGTTGCAGTTAGCAAGCGCCCTCCCAATGGCGGATGTCTCACAGTTTTCTACGTGAGATGTGCGGTTCACTGGGCTGGCGTCACGGGTTTCTTCTGCGAATCCTGTGGCGACGGGGCGTGTGTCTTTGATGTCGAAATAGATTTCGGCACGGAACACGACACGGTTCTCGTCGTAGTGGTGGATGGCGGTGAATACTTGTCCGTTCGGGTGGTCTGCCCAGAATCGGCGCAGTCTGTCCTCTACTGTCTCGTAGTTGTCAAGGTTGAATCGCATGGCTATTTATCCTTTCCGACCACACGGAACGTGCGGTACGTTGATTGTTTCTTGTACTTCGCAGCGAGAGCAGGGTGCTCCGCTTCGAACTTCTTGGAATCGAAAGACGTACGGTTCGCTGTCTTCCACGTGAGGAGCAACTGGTCTTGCATCAGCCCGTACTCGGAACTGCCAAGCATCTCGCACAACTGTGCCTTCACCAAATCTTCCATCTGTTCCGCTTGGGCTTTCTGTGCTTTGGCAAGTTCGTAGCGTTCAATGAGAGCGAGCGCATCCTGCGGTAGTTCGATACCGGCTTGTGCACCACCTTTGCCTTCAGGGAAACGGGCTTGGACGTGACGGTATTCAAGGACTGCGTTCTCTGGCATCATCCCCATGTCGATAGATGCGAGGAATGTTCGGCACGCGTCGATGTGAGTTTGTTTCTCGTCACTGGACACTGCCTGCACATGGAAATGTAAGTCGAGGGTCGAGTCGAACACAATCCAAGTAATCTCCGACACGCTGGTGCAGATGGCTTGCTGGACACCTTGCCAATACCAGTAGGCGGGAAGTTCCCCGCGCCAAATCTTGTTCGTTGTCTTCTGCTCAAAGACCCTGCCATCCTCGGACATGGAGTCGATGGTCGCAATCAGACGCACCCCTGGCTCGTCGTATGCGAACAGTTCATTTGGTTCAGTCAACGGGTGACCGAGCAAGGTGCCCGCCCAGTCACGGATAGGGGCTTCAAGGGTGGTGCCTCGAAGCATCGCAGAGTTCGGGGCCTTCGGTTCGGGTGGGTTCTCAGCCAACAGTTCGGTCGCCAAATCTGCTGGTGTGACGAACGCGTGCTGACCGTGAACTGCTGCACATGCCGACGCTGCGATACGTGCCTCACCGTTCTCGTTACGCCAACGAACGTTCAACCATTCTTGCGAACCGTGCGTGGGCTTAGCGATTCGTGTAATCATTACCGTGCCTTTCTCTAGTTGTTGTGTTCTCCTGTTCACCGTACAGGAGGGGTGTCACATTGTCAAGTCAAAAATCTGGGGTGCCCAGAACGACAACTTTTTGTACCATCCCCAACGGTACGTGGGTCACCATTCCTACGGAGTCCATTTCTGGTTCCTCGTCTGGGCACCATGAGCAAGTTACCGACAAGTAACCTTCAAGCAGGTCGGGCCATAGCCAACCGACCGACACCACATGTTGGGGTTTCGGTGCGTAATCCCTCGTATGAATCCACCCGTTCGATGAGTCGAACGCGTCAATCCAATGAACGGCAACAAGCGACCAAGGGCAAGGTGTCACGCGTCGTACCTCTGGTCATACAGTAAAGCGCACACGTCGGCAGGTTTCAACAGATAACCCCACGCAGGGTTGTCGGACCGGCGAGCGAAATCTCGTGTCTCCAACGTGTCCTTGTTTGCTTCAATGAAACGCCTCAAACGGTCCACCGAGACGATGATGAAACCTCCGTCCATAGAAAAGATGTACACCCACCATTGCGCTTTCGTAACCTGCAACCCCGACTTTATCCACTTGCCGCATTTGCGTGGATTTTGTCGCATTTCTATCGCCATGTTTCCGTTGCGGTACCGGTCCGCTTTCACTTCGAAGGAACCTTCGACAAGGGATTCCAACATTTTGCGGATACGTTTCTCGCCCATCTGACCGTACTTCAAATCCTCCGCGAAGTTGAACGAGTTTGATTTGATGTCCCAATCACTGTTCTTCATGGGCGGTACGTTTCACCTGTCTTGAACATGCGAGCCAACTCTGCTGTCGTACGACTTGATGCTTCTCGCACCATTTGAAGGCAGCCGACATATCCCGCAAGGTCAATGATGTTGTCAGGTATGTCGAGATGGTTGTCGAGTTCGTTCATCAAACGTGAAAGTTTGACGCACACCATGAACAGGATGCCGTCTTCGGCGGTCATCACATCTTCGCCTTTGAGTGCGTTGTAGATGGAAACTGTCCGCGAATAATCTTCGAGGGGATGCGAGTAGGCGTTCTGCCTGTCGCGGGTAATCAGTTCATGTGCTCGGAGAAGAATCTCCGCGCCTGCGGTCGGGTCGTGCATGTTTCCCCTTTACGAGTTGGTCTACCTTGGCTATCAGATTCCACAACTCGTCTTGTTCAGCCACCCCAGGGTAGACCTTCCTAAGATACGTTGCGATTTTTCTTAGTTCTAGTTTTGTGAACTGTTCGCCCATTGTCAAGCATCCCCTCCGATGCGTGTGACTCTAGGTGACTGGCGAGCCGTTCGTCAACTCGGTCCACTTTGTCCTCTACCCGCTGCTGGGATTTGCGTACGACGTGGAGAATACCCATAACGACCTGGTGGTCGGTGTGGTTTTCTTTGCGGAACTTGTTGATTACCGCGACAAGGATTCCACCGACCGCCGTAATGGTAGCGACGATGATGCTTGCGGTGGCCGTGTCCATTTCAAATCTGTTTCACCTTAGCAAAGGCAGCCTTCACCGCCTGTGGTGAGTCCGCCATTTTGGGTGAGATTTCCACATGTATCCAGTCGCCACCAGGCGCACCCGTGATTGTGCGACGTGTGTACTTGGTCCATGCTTGCCGGTCGCAGCGGTAGCCACGCCCATGCGGTGCGGGGAAATAGTCCAAAATCATTTCAACACCGAGTTCTTCGTTGTTCGCTACAAGAAGTTTGATTAGTTCCCGTGCGTGTTCTCTGCCATTTGGCTTACCTTTGGAGCCAGTCTTGCGGTAGGACAAGTCCATTGCCCTGCCGGTGGCATGAACGGACAGCGATTCTTTACCGCGCTTGTTGCGCACGACCCACGTGCCGTTGTTCCACAACGCACCGCCCGTGAGTTTGGCTACCTGTTTGACGAACTCCTCTGTGCCAGCCCGTTTGCCTGGGGCTGCTCCGTCGCTGGTGCCTGTGTATTTACGCTTCCGAGCCACGTCCGAAAGCCTGGTCGTTTGGGTTTATCCAGCGCAGGACGGGTGGGATGAGGGCTGCGACGAACGCTTTGGCTAGGTCCATTGGTTCGTAGTCGAGGGTGGCGACTACGGCTACGACGGCTCCGAGTGCCGAGCGTAGGTAGGAGAGGCACATCTGCCATTGCTGGTGGGTGATGCCGACTTTGACGCTGGGCTTTGAGGTACGCTTCTTTGTCATGGTTGAAAGACTAGCACTTGGCGCAGGCGTATTTCTATGCCTGTTCGTGGGCGTGGGTGTAGTGCTGGCTGCTGGTTTGTTGTGGTTGTTGTCGTTGTGGGGTGACGACGAGTTGCCGCTCGATTAGTTTTCGTCGACGGGGGCCGGTGCTACGAATACGTCGTTCACCGCATCATAAGTGTCACCAATACCTGCGTACTTGGAACGGAAGTTGGCGTTGTACGAAGTTTGCTTCCATTCACCTGCAAGTCCTAGCGATGCGATGAACGCCTGACCGACAGGTTCGCTGTCAGGGAAGTTGCCGCCGCCGCAATCGTCGTTGCTGACGACGATGACACGTTCGACGATGCCGTCGTCGTTGATTTGTGCGAAGTGTGCCATGTTTAGACCTTGAACCTCACGTACACGATTCCTGAGCCGCCGTTGCCGCCTGCCTTTGGTGCTGCGCCACCGCCACCACCACCGCCGCCTGCGGTGTTGGCACCTGCGTTGTTTCCAGCGGCATTACCACCACCTGAACCGCCGACAGATGAACCGCCTGCGCCGCCGGTGGTCGTGCCGCCGCCGCCACCGCCGCCAGCCTTGAAAAGTGAACCACCTCCGATGAACGCCGAAACATCGTAGCCATCGCCGCCTGCGCCACCTGTTCCCGATGTTCCATTTGCACCGACTGCTGTTGCACCGCCGCCACCACCTCCGCCACCTGGGTTGCCAACATTATGACCTTCTCCGCCAGCGTAACCAGAAACGCTCGGTGCCATTGACAAAGTTGCAGCCCTTGCTACCGCAGACGAACTTGACAATCCGCCGCCACCAGAACCGCCGATTCGTCCGAGGTCGAGCGCCGCATTGGAGTCAAGTGACGTTCCAGTTCCACCGCCAGCGACAGACAGTCCACGCGCTGCACCGATGGAACTGCTACTGCCCATACCTGCAATGGAACTTGCCGTTGCAGGCATACCTGCGCCGCCAGCACCGATTTCCACGGTTTGGTTGGCGGTCAGATAGATGGTTTGTTCCAACACGCCGCCTGCACCGCCGCCACCTGTGCCAAGGGTTCCACCAGCAGTTCCTGAACCGCCGCCGCCACCCGAAAAAACGAGGACATCAAACAGCCCTGGTTCAGACACGGAAAGCGTAGATGACGAAGAAAATGTGAGCAGCGTGTAGTTCTCGCCGCCAACCGTGATGCTTGACGACGAGCCACCCGTCGCAACACCGTAAGTTGCGCCACCAGCCGCAGGTCGCTGTGTCCACCCTGATACTGATGTGCCTGAGCGTGTACGCTCACCGTAACGCATCGCTACCCCTTACGCAATCTCGTTGACGTATCCGCCAATCATCACCACGTCAGCCGTCGCACAAAATGCTTTCACAACCAACGCCGACGCATTGCCCTGCACCACAAACCCAGGCACCACAAGAATCAAACCCGACTCTGCGGTAATGGTTTGCTCAATCAAATCATCCGGCGAAGAAGTACCGCCAAACTCGATAGTCAACTTGCGGTCAGTTGAATCAGAGTTGACCGCGTACAGCCACAACTCGTGAAAATGCGACGTGTTTGTCGGACCGGTATGAATCGTCGTCCCAGGTGTCGCTGTAGCAGCAACCTTGATGAGTTTTCCATCGGTTGAACCCGACAGGTGATTCTTAGTGAATGTAGCCATGTGTCTCCTATGTTAGCCGAAGATTTGTACAGCGAGAATGTTCTGGTCGTTTTCCTCGGCTGGAAGCGCAGCCCACTTTAGCCCAGTCGCCTCACCCGAATCAGCCGTCAACACAAAATCATTCGTACCGACCGCCAACGCAGCAACCGTCGTCCCATTAAACGCCACCACATCACCCTTCGCCGTGTACCTCGACGCCAAAAAGTTCGCCTCATCAGCATCATCGGCTGTGAACACGGGGTAGATAGTTGCACCCGAAGCATGAGACTGAGCGGTCGTGTCATCCTGTGCGCGAGTAAGAGTCAGCACCGAACCAGAAATCGTGGCGCTGCACTTCTCCTCACTCGCAGTCCCAGGCGAGATAACGACAAAGAACGGCTCAGCACCGGACGGCCAACCAGTAGTTGCCGCGAGTGTAGCCGACGTGTCACCAGACGCCAAAGCGTTCGTGATTGTCGTCTGGGCGGCTGCGCCCTTGTACTGTCTACGTGTTACTGCTGCCATCGGCTCATCATCTTACACTACGCATAACCACGATAGCAGTCCCCTCGAAATCGTTAGCCCGATGAGTGTTCACCACTTGGGCTATCTGCATCTGCACGTTCTCCACCACCACCGCGAACGTTTCCTCGTTCTCCTGATAGGTGACCACCCTGGGGGTTTCCACCAAGTCCCGCAGATAGGCAAGTTCGGCGTCCACATCCTGCCAATACTCCCGCCCGTTGATAGACAGTTTGTGGTGCATGATGAGGGGTACGGAGAAGATTTGGCTTCGTAGCGGGGCGGCGTAGGCGCGGGCCATCCAACGGGTCAGCGTCGGACCTGTCGTGGCGCTGGCAGCACGGGTAAGGGTCACCTTGATTTCTGCCTCAAAAATCTTGTCTTCCAGCCCGTCGAACGTTTTCTCTTTCACGTTCAAAGTTGAAAGGGTGGCAAAATCGTAGAAGTCTCCACCGTCAGAAGCAACCGACATGGTGACAGAACCCGACAACGGCAGGCAACGGATGTCCAACTTCGGGATGAACTTGGCGTCTGGCACACCCCACCTGTAGATACCTGAACGCAAGTATCCGGAGGTGACAAGGTTCGTGGCGTGGGGCGTGTACACGCCGACACCTGAGACGGTGAACAGTGGCTTGTTTTGGAACTCGTGTATTGCTTGCACCGTACCCTGCGTGGTTGCCATCAAATCGGATGCGTACGCAGGCTGGTTCGGGGAAATGAACACCGAGATGTCCATACGTCCGATACCTGTTGATGTGGAATCGAAGTTGCTCCACGCGAAGTAGACGTACTTGCCGATTCCAGCCATCGCCCCAACCGCAGCACCAGTCTCCACCAATGGTCCAACGGTGAGGTTGCCGTCGGTGTCCGTCGAACAGAAACGGAACCCTGTCGCAGTACCCAAAATGATGTAACCGAGATAGCCGTAGATGGATTGGACGATTTCTCCGAGTGGCAGTTCAGCCGCAGCAGTCGGAATTTCAAGAGCAGTGCCGTCAGCCTGGATTTGCGTCTTGTAAATGATGCTCGTGTTACCTGCGTAGCCTGCGGCATAGATGTGGGTTTGCCCAGCAGCGAAACCAACCCATGTCCAGTTCGTGTTCGGATGCGTGTACAAAGCAGTTGGATTGTTTGCCGTTGAACCAGCAGGAGTGGTGATGTTCCAAATCTTGCGTTTATCCGTACCCTGACCAGCGACCATCAAACGACCCCTGACATACCCCAAGACTCCAGCCTCAATACCGGTGATGTACGCCGACGAAGTAGAAATGCCAGCGTTCGTTTGGTCGATGTCGCCGTTGTCGTACGAGTAGAACACGTGGTAGCCATCCGAAGTAATCGAATACAGCGGTGATGCAGCCGTACCAGTCACCGTCGTCACCGTCGCAAAATCTGTCGTGTACTTGACGTTCTGCCCATCAGTCCCATACAGGCGACCATCGGCGGTGCAGGCATACAGGTTCGTACCCGACGTCGAATACACATTCGTCGTATCATTCAACAACGACAAACGGCCCCTAGTCCACGGGTCAACACCCTTGCTCGTGTAAAACCTGTACGCCTCAGCATCAGCCGTATCCGAATACTGCTGACCCGCCCCATAATGCCAAGACGACTGCGAACGACGCCACAACCCTTGCGGGTTCAACGCACCCTCACCAGGTTCCGTTGACTGGTCAACCGAATCACGTACACGCGCATCAAACTGGCGGGTGAACTGATTCGATTTCATGTCCAACATGTACGGGCGACCGTTGATAGCGACAGGGAAAACGTCAGGAACAAGTTGGGTTGCACCAGTACCGGTGTAGAAACTTGCCGCTGGTAAGAAGGCGTCAGTGAAACGCGTAAGCGTAGCCATCGACTACTTCCTGAACTTGATTGGGTACTGTGCCTTCAATCGTGCGGCTTCAGCAATAATTCGTTCTCGGCGCAGACGCACCAAACTCGTAGCAGAGTCACGTATCGCACCTGGCGGAACTTCGTCTGGTCGCCGTGTATCGCCCTGTGATTCAATGAAGTTGCGTTTGATTTCACGGGCGTTCATCATTCGCAACATGACACCAGTTTCAACGATGTCATCGCATGTGGCGGGTAGGAAGCAGTCTGTCGTCAAGTCGGATGCTTCTGTTGTGGCGCGAGCAAACGGAGCCTTGTAGCGAACACGCACAGTGCCAGCCATGACTGGTTCATCGAACACGAGTGTGTTCCCTGATGCGAAATCGGTGGTTGGTAAACCTGTTTGTAAACGCACGGAGTTCAACACTGGGTAATCGTCGGCAAGGTAACGTAGCCGTGCATCCAATAGTTCGATGATGGTTCCTGAGTTCGTGATGTTGATTTGCCGGTCGGACCCGTTGTAAGTAAGGTCAACTGTGATGACACGGAATAAGCCGTTCATTGTGGATGACAGGTCGTCTAGTTCGGCGTTGACCGCATCCAACATTTGTGCCCGCGGGAACCGAGGATTGAGGGTTACTATCGTCCCCGAAGCGTGGGATGCCGCAGTCGTGCCTGCATAACCTCGTTCGACCGTAAGCGTCTTGGACGCAGGGTTCGCGTTCCAAACATAGAAAAGTTCTGATTCGATTTCAAATACAGAACCAGTACGAAGGCCGCCCAAATCGTAAGAAGTGACAACACTCGTGTCACCACTCGCGAGGCTTGTCGCCAACTTGTTGCGTTCTTCAACGGCCCCTGCCAACATCTGACGCGAAGCCCTGTTCAGGACCGTCGCAACTGTCGTCATCTAGTAGGTGTAACTCCCGTATCCTGGAAACGAACCGGCTTGCGCACGAGCAGAAGTTTTACGGGTGCGCTTACCCTTCTTTGTTTTCGGGGTGGCGGCACGCATCTTGGGCGATTTCTTACCGCGCATCGGCGCGTTGACATCACCCTTCTTCATTTTGGGCAGAGGCATCGTTGTTCTCCTTCGTGTTACCGAAACACTCTACCACTTTACGCGGTCGGCCCAGTATGCCGCCGACATCTTGCCTTTGGCGATGTTCTTTGCGTGGCGAGCCTTGAACGCCCTGTTGCGGGCAGTGCCTTCTGGGGAGCCTTTGACACCCTTCTGTCCGAAGCGAATCAGTTTCACTTCGCTACCAGATTTGGCGAGTACCGCATGGGATTTCTTCGGGTGGTTCGGGGTGGCTTTCGGCTTGTTGTAACCGGAGAATCGTTCGCCGCGATAGTTGATACTCATTGGCGTTTCGCCCAAGCGTTATCGACAAGATTCGGATACGGGCGTCCAGCATCAGCGGCACGCCGCCTAGCAGCAGCCTTCTGCCTTGAAGTCAGAGGCTTCGATTTCTTGTTCGGGTTCTTCTTATCCCAGAACGCCTTTTTACCTTTTGCCACGACGAGCCTCCGACATGGCAATAGCCACCGCCTGCTTACGAGACTTCACTTTCTTACCGGAAGAAGACTTCAGCGTCCCACGCTTGAACTCCCCCATCACCTTCTTGACTTTACCGTTTTTCATAGTGGTCCTTTGTTGATGTAGCCTGCGTGCCACAATACCTCAAACACGCCCTCAGATTCAACATACTGAACCCCAGGAACGAACCGCTTCTCCCTACCATTCACAGACGCCTCGGTTGCCCGATTCACCTCGAACTCGATTTTGCAGTCAATCGGCACAAACTTGCGGTCCGCCAACAGATGCCCTTCGGGTACCGCAACAGCAAGTTTTTGGGATGCTTTCAGCCATGAGAACTCGGTGACTGCCGCATCCCGTTTCGCTGCCGCTACCCGTTTCGCTTCCTCGAAATGGTTGTAGTGGTGGGTAATCATTTCGGCTAGGGCGGCGGGGTCGGATTCATCCCAACGTCCAGGTCCACCCGAAGCAGACTTCCAATGGGGTAGGACGTCAAGGGCGTGGTGGGCGAACTGTGCCTGCCCAGAGGTAGCGGTGATGATTGTGGGTTTTGCGCAGGCGATGGCTTGTAGTGGGATGAGTCCGAATCCTTCGCCCCTTGATGGGCAGACCCACATGTCGGCCTGATTGAAAAACTGTAACTGGTCGGCTTGGCTCATCCAGTTCCGGTGGAATCTGACTTCGGGCATGGTGTCTAGGGGCGGATTGTCCCGTGCGTGGGGTGCGAGTTTGATGTGCAGTTCGTGGTCGAACTTCAATAGACGGCAGGCTTGGACGAGGATGTCTAATCCTTTGCGTTTCCATAACGAACCGCCGCCATGAATCCGAAACTTCTCATTCGGTTCAGTTGCCACAGGCCGCCACACGTTCCCGTCTACCCCCAACGGCACATACGAAACATTGTTGTGATGCTTAGAGAACAGTTCAACATTGTGTTCGCATGGGACAAGTATCTGGTCGTATTGTGGTATCCATGCCACGAACCTGTGATGCAGGACATCTGTTTCCCACATCGTAAAGTTCACCTTCCACTGCCCCTCCAAAAATCCTTTCGTAGCGAACGGCACCCCCATGTGAACCGCGACAGACGCCTGTTCATGCAATGCAACCCCTTTCGGCACATGCTCCAGAAAACCGTTCACCATTGACCCATACCCGAACCTGCCGTCGGTCAACCCATGCCAATGTTGATAGTTCATTCGAAACGGGAAAGAATCTCCGAAGTAGAAACCTCTTTCGTGTACGGCACAAACAACACCTCGATGTCACGGTCAGCCAACCACGAGTCATCCCAACCCATCTGCGTGTTGTAATCACGGTCCCGCCAATCATCACCCACCACAACAAAGTTTGGGCGCACCGAATCAACCACCCTACGAGAATCAGCGCCACCCCAATTCACAACAACCTTGTCCACATAGCGGCACGCCTCAACGACAGCGAACCGTTCCTCCAACGAACAAACAGGTTGACGTTTGTAGGTGGCTGCGAACATGTCGGTATTCAACCCCACCGTCACCATCCCCGTACCAGCGATGTTACGGCATTGACGCAAAAGATTCACATGCCCCCAATGAAACAGGTCGAATGTGCCACCCG